GTGGAGTGCGAGAGACTCGATCGCCTGTACGGTCACAATGACATTGTTATGATTACATGTGTGCTGCTCTTGATCGAACTCGCCGTGGTGCCACTTGCTGCTGCCCGCCTCACTCGGCTGATCTGCGCGGACAAGATCACCGAGCCGCTCCGAATGGCGGCAGCGCGCCGCCTGCCTGACCAGAGTCTGCTGCTCTACCTGCTGTTCTGCCGATGGTGCATGTCGATCTGGACCGCCGTGCCGATGGCCGCAGCCTGGTGGGCGGCGTCGTCGCTACCCCGATGGTCCGGCTGGTGGTGGTTGGACGTGCCCACCGTCGCTCTCGCGCTCTCGCACGTCACCGGCCTGCTCGTGCGCGCCGAGCCGGAGGACTGAACATATGGCCTGGTGGGGAAGCAAGCCGAACGTCGCCACGGACATCGGGCGGGCAACCGCGGTGGTCGCCTCCGCGGCCCGGCTGCGCTACGACTCCGGGTCCACACTCCGGAGGATCACGAAGCAGGCGTGGCAAGAAGAGGCGTGGGGACACTATGAGGAGTGCGGCGAGTTCAGCTTCGTAGTGGATCTAATCGCGAAGGCGATGAGCCGCGCACGCCTGTACGTCACGCAGGTTAACGACGATGGCCGGCCCGTCGAGTCACCCGACGAAGCGCCGGAGGGCGTGAATGACAGCCTGCTGGGCGGCCCGTCGAAGCAGGCCGAATTACTTAAGGAAATCGGTATCCAACTCGGGGTGCCCGGCGAGTGCTACCTGATCGGTGAGGTGGAACGCAGCCCGGACGGCACCCCGACTGACCGCGAGACGTGGCTGATCGCATCGGTCGACGAGCTCCAGGAACGGCAGGGCGTCTACGTCATCGACCCTGGCGACGGCCCACGCGAGCTGGTGCCGGACGAGACAGTCATCGTGCGGATTTGGGTACCGAACCCACGCAAGCACGCTCTGCCGCGATCGCAGGCGCAGGCGAACCTCCGTGTGCTGCGCCTGATCGAGCGGCTGACGCAGTACGTGCAGAGCCAGATTGACTCGCGGCTCGCCGGCGCGGGCATCCTGATGATCCCAAACGAGTTGACCTTCGCAGCGCCGGAGTCGGAGGCCAACCCGGAAGACGGAGTGTCGACGTTCCTGGCTGCGCTGACGGAGGCGATGACAACCGCGGTGAAAGATCGGGACTCGGTGGCCGCGCTCGTGCCGATCGTCGTGCAGGGCCCCGCCGAGCATCTGGAGAAGGCGCGGCTGCTCAGCTTCGCCACCGAGCTAAGCGCGTCAGTGCCGTCGATGCTGGACGGCGCGATCCGCCGTCTCGCCCTTGGCCTTGACGCTCCGCCGGAGATGCTGCTCGGTATGAGCCAGGCCAACCACTGGTCGGCGTGGATGACGGACGAAGCGACGATCAAGTACCACGTCGAGAGCAAGCTGGAACTGGTCTGTGCGGCGCTCACCCAACAGATGCTGTGGCCGGCTCTGGAGGGCGTCGTTGACGACCCGCGCCTCTGGGTGGTTTGGTACGACACGTCCGAGCTGACGCAAACCCCGGACAAGGGCGGCGACGCGAAAGACCTGTACGGGCTCGGTGAGATCAGCGGCGAAGCACTGCGCCGCGAGACCGGATTCGGCAACGAAGACGCCCCGACGGACGCGGAGCGCGAGTTGCGACGTTTGCTCGACATCATCCGGGCCGTGCCGGCGTCCGGCCCGCACCTCATCCCGCGGCTTCTGCAGGTCGCCGGAATCGACATCACCCTGGACCCGGAGATCCTGGCCCGGACCGCGGACCCGGAGCCCGGACCGGTGGAGCCAGCCGCCGACGATCAGCCCGCGCTGGAAGAGCCATCGTCTGGCGACACCGAGGACCGTGGCCCGCCCGAGGCCGCCGTCACCGCAGCCAGCGAACCGGCCCGGACGGAAGCGTTGATCGCCGCGTGCGAGGCGCTGGTGCTGCGTGCCCTGGAGACCGCCGGGAAGCGGCACCTCGGCCGGGCCCGCTACCAGCATTCGGCGCTGGAGCCGTGGGAGCTGCACACGGTCAGGCCCGCCGCGAAGTCGCAGCTCGGCAAGCTGCTCACCGGCGCGTTCGCGACGGTGCCGCACGTTGCGGAGCGGCTCGGTGTCGACGCGCAGCATCTGACGATGGTGCTGACTGCGTACGTCGGCGGTCTACTCATCGCCGGTGCGAGGCACGACGTCGACCAGCTGCGCGAGCACCTGTCCGGCCGGGCAGTTGGGGAGCTGATGCCAGCATGACCGCGCCGACGGGGATCGAGCCGGAACTCGTCGAGATGGCCGGGCACGCGTGCATCCGGTCCGGCCGGGGCCGCGGCTGCTACCCGGTTCGGTGGATGCGCTGCGAGGCGTGCGGCTGGACGTCGGCGCTCGTTGACGGCCAGCCCGACCTGCTGACCTTGGCTCACGTGTGCGAACCGGCCGACGTGGACCGGCGTCGGCGGATCTTCGGGGGCGGCGGTGGCTGACGACCCGTGGCTGCCTCTGCGTCTCGACCACGAGGCGCGGGTGCTGGCCGCCGAGAAGAGCATGGAACGCGCGGCCCGGGCCGCGCTTCGTGCGTTCCTGCGCCGGGCCCGCGCGGTCACCCTGCCTACGGTCACCGCGGCGGGGGCGCTGCAGCCGGACCCGTCGGCGCTGGCCGGCGCCGGGCAGGCGTGGCTGGAAGAGATGACGATCCACCTGATGCCGGCCGCCGGGCAGGTGTACGAGGCGGGCGTCGTCGACGCCGGCGGGAACATCGACCTGATCCGAGTGGAGCAGCTGAAGGACGAATACCTGGCGCAGCTGCCGAACCGGCTCGTCGGCGTGCCGGACTCGGCGTGGCAGCAGGTCACCGACACGGTGGCGCAGCTGTCCGGGGAGGGCGCGAGCATACCGGTCATCCGCGACGCGATCGAGGCGCTCCTCGGCGAGCGCGCCTGGACCGACCGGGCGGTGACTATCGCCCGCACGGAGACGATCGGCGCGTACAACGCCGGCACGTTGACGGCGTGGCTGACCGCAGAGCAGGCCCTGGACGAACGGCTGGACAAGGTGTGGGTGTCCACCCACGACCAGCGGACTCGGCACGACCATCGTGATGCCGACGGGCAGCGGGTCGCGCTCGACGGAGTGTTCATGGTCGGTGGACAGCCGATGCGGTTCCCCGGCGACCCGGCAGGACCGGCCGGGCAGGTCGTGAACTGCCGCTGCACGATGATCGAGGTGCCGGCGAATGAGCCGCTGCCCTCGGTCGCTGAGCACCCATGGCCCCACCGTAACCGGGCCATGGGTTTCGACATCACGGTGACAGCGGCCGCGGCCGCGAAGGGTGGGGGCACGAGCATGGCGAGCTGGAAGGGGACGCTGGCGCCACTGGGTGCCCGATCGGGGGATCGGCGGATCTTCTCGCCGGACGGCGAATGGTCGTTCCGTGAGCTGCCGTTGCCGCTGCGATGGGCACGCGCCGACGCGCCCGGCCACGAAGGTGCGGTGACGATCGGCCGGATCATGAAGGCGGAGGTCCAGAAGTCGAAGCTGGTCGGATCCGGTGACTTCATCGACGCCGTGCCGGAGCTTGCCGAGGCGCTGGAGTTGCTGCGCGCCGGTGTGCTGTTCCCGAGCGTGGACCTGGACGACTTCGAGTTCCAGTACACCGATGGCGACGGCAAGCCGATCGAGGAGATGTCCGACGACGAGTGGGACACCTTCATGGAGTCCGGCGATGAACCGTACGTGACGGTGACGAAAGGCCGGGTCATGGCGGTCACGCTCGTCGGCACACAGGCGTTCATGGAGGCCCGTCTGGAACTCGCCGACGACCCCGCCGACGACGAGGAGGACGAGGAGCCGTCGACAGAGAAGGAGGTGGAGAAGGCGCCGGTGCTGGCCGCCGCGGCCCGACAACAGGCCGGCCCGCTGTACCCGCCGCGCATCTGGTTCGACGATCCCGGCCTGGCCGAGCTGACCCCGATCACCGTGACCGCCGAAGGGCGCGTGTACGGGCACCTCGCGGACAACGACTGCCACCTGTCGTTCCTGACCGGCGGCCAGTGCGTACTGCCGCCGGCCGAAGGCGGCTTCGACTGGTTCCACCGGCCGGAGATCAAGACGGCTGAGGGTGAGCTGATCGCGGTCGGCCACATCACGGCCAGCATCGGCCACGCCGACCTGGCCGCGTCAGCAGCCCGGGCGATCGAGCACTACGACCACACCGGCGCGCAGGTCGCCGTGGTTCGAGCGGGCCGGGATGCGTATGGCATCTGGGTGTCCGGCTCCCTCGTGCCGGAGGCGACTGAGCAGCAGGTGCAGATGCTGCGTCGCTCGCCCCTGTCCGGTGACTGGCGGTGGATCGGCGGCGCCCGTCAGCTCGTGGCCGCGCTGTGCGTCAACGTCGGTGGTTTCCCGGTGGTGCGGGGCCGCGCGTCGGGGCAGCGCGCCTATTCGATGGTCGCGTCCGGTTGGGCCGGGTGGCGGCCGTCGGCCGGCCAGGTCGCTGACGCGCCAGGCCTGTCCGCTTCGGCGATCAGCGCCGCGGTGAGCCGGGCCGTCGCTTCCGAGTTCGCCGCCGAACGGGAGCGGAGCCGAACCGCGGCCGCCGTCGAGATGATCGCCGCCCGGATCGGGCGGGACAAAAGCAGCCTGGTAGCTCAGCTTGTCGCCACGGTTCACGGCACGGAGTAGGAGGAAGCACATGGGTTGCGGCTGTGGGCAGAAGCGGAGGACCACGGTGTACGTGCTCTCGTTCGAGGACGGCTCCGGCCGCGCATCGAGTGAGCACGCCACGAGGACCGACGCCGACGTGGCGAACGCGCGCGCCGGGGGCGGAGGAACTGTCCGGCCCGTGCAGCGGTAGGTGAATGCGGGCACGAATGGCCTGCTCGTGGCGTTGCTGTGCCCGGCTGGATGCCGGCAGTCGTCTGGACTGCCGGCATCCGCCGTCGTACTGTTGCTAGAAGAAGAAACGCATCACAGCTGTGAGCGGGGTGTCTGGCCCGGCTCCCAGCATGGCGATCGGGACGGCTGGAACCGTCATGATCGCGATGAAGCGGACGGTTGTCGACCATCCGCCGGCGATGGCAGCCTGCACCGCCGACCACATGCAGTGGTCACCTGGTGCAGGCTCCTCTTCCGGCCCCCCGCGAATACACACGGTGCCTCTCCTTTCTGTCACGCGGAGACCGTCTCCGCTTTCTTCCCGCCGGCCTTGTTGCCGGTGAGCTTCCTTTTCAGCCGCTTCCGCTTCGGCGGAGTGTCGGACTGAGTTTTGGACCCGCGGCGTGCCGCGGTTGCGGTGGCTCGCTGGAGTTCGGCACGAGCAGCCTGGCTGTAGGGCTCGGAAAGCGCCCGATGGCGAACCTCGCGCTTTCCTGTCGGAGAGCGGTGGTCAGCGACCCATTGGGTGTGCTCGAGCAGCAGCGGCATCCCGTCGTCGACCTTCTGCTTCCGGAGCTCGTCGTAGCCCCGCTCGGCTGTCCGCTCCGAGATGCCGTACCAGGACTGGGCCCGGGCGACGGCCATCGCGAAGTTGGGCTTCTGCGTCGTTTCCGAGAGCAAGATCAGGAACATGGCCTTGCCGGGCATGGCGAGCCGGTCCGCCAGCCCGCTAGTCCAGTACGTGTACGGAATGGTCAGGTAGCCCTTGCCGATGGTGGTGCTGTCCGAACCCGGCCGGGTCCATTCCTTGTCTGACCCATCCTCCAGCCGGGGGAGAACAAGAAGGCCGCGGCCTTTGGCTTCCCTGGCCACCAAGTTCCGCTTCTCCAGAGCCTCGAAGGCACGGCCGACGTTTTGCGTGCTCCAGCGGTTCCCCTCGGAACTCAGCATCCGTGCCCAGGTGGCGAGGGGCAGCGGCCTGTCCCGGTCGAGGACGGGCTCAAGCGCGTGGAGCAGCAGAAGCGCGTCCAGCGCGTTCTCCTGGCGAGCCGTGACCATCTTGGCCAGCACCGACGCCCGGTTCTCCTCGGTATCCGGCTGCTGGATGAAAATCTTGCGCAGCGGGGCGAAGCCGCGCTTGGCGCTGTCGAGGAATCGCGTGCGGGTGGCGGGACCGTCAAGTGGATCTTCGTCTTTGATGCCTTCGAACGGGTTGCTCATGGGTCGAAACCCTAGCTCACCCCGTCGCCTACTGCTGCGATCAGAAGTGGCTACTGATGCGCTCCCAGGTGCCATTATGGGAAGCCATGCGATGCTGGATGCGAGACAACGTGAGACATCCATGTGACGCCAAAACCCAGAAGAGGCCGGACGGCGCACCCCCGAGATGTCGGGGGTGCAATCAGGGCGCCCCGAGAAAAGTACAGGGATTTTGGGACGGCACTGGAACCAAGCGGAGCAAAAGGTGCCAATCGGGCCGTGCGGGCGGCCTGGTGTGAATCACCGGTCACTGGTCGCCGGGATCATGCGCGCGCGGGTCTGGGTTACTCTGGGCCTGTTACGCCGATGCTGGCTGCGGGCCGGTCGGGAGAGATCCCTTCCGTGCTGAGGAGCCACCGGTGGCATTCGAGATCCTGGAGAGCCTTGACGGCCTCGACCTGGAGACCCTGACGCAGTTGGAGCAGGACGCCGTGGAGGCGTTCGACTCGCTGCGCGATGACCCTGAACTGAGCAGTGAGGGCCTGGTCCGGCTGCGTGGTCTCGCCACGTTCGTGCAGGAGGTCCGCGCCGAGCGAGGTCGGATCGAGCACGCGGCCGCGCAGGTCGTCGCCGAACTCGATGGCCTGGCCGCCGCGGTTCACGGCGCAGACGACGAGCAGCCCGAGAACGATGAGGTGCTCGAGTCTGCCGGAGATCCGGACGGCGATGCCGCTGACCCGGGCGAGGTGCAGCCCGAGGCCGAGCCGGTCGAGCCTGCTCCCGCGGTGGTGGCGTCGCTCGCCCGCCGGGCGGCCCGGCGGCAGCCGAAGCCGAAGGTGGCCGGCGCCGGCCGGCACGCAGTCTTCCGGGCCGCAGCGGACGTCCCGAACGTTCCCCACGGGCACCGGTTCAGCAGCGTCGACGAGATCGCTTCCGCGTTCGACGACAAGTTCGCGGGATTCCCGTCGTTCGGGTCCGCCGTGCAAACCCGGATCAAGCAGACCGTCGTCCGGGTCGAGCTGCCCCAGAGCGAGTCGCTGGTGGCCGGCGCGGGCCTCAACGACTTCGACGTGGTGGAGAAGGCGGCCAGCGAGCAGCGGCTCAACGGCGGCAACCTTGTCGCTGCTGGTGGGTGGGGCGCACCGAGCGAAACGATCTGGGAGCTGTGTGAGGGCCTGGAAACGAACGAGGGCCTGGTCGACCTGCCCGCGATCTCGGTGCCGCGTGCCGGTGGCGTGAAGTACCCGAACAACCTGGACTTCCGTGATCTGTACTCGGCGGTGGGGTTCGTGCAGACAGAGGCCGACAGCCTGGCCGGGACGGACAAGCCGTCGTACCGGGTGCCGGTGCCGTCGTTCGCGGAGACCCGCCTCGAGGTCGATGGGGTGCAGATCGAGCACGACATCGTGCAGAACGCGGTGTGGCCGGAGCTCACCCGGGACGTGGTCCGGCGGGCGATGGCTGCCCATGAGCACAAGATGAACGCTCGCTACCTGGCGAAGATGGCGACGGCTCCGGCGAACACGACCGCGTTCACGCTGACCCTGGGCTCCGACATCGACGGCGACCGGACTACTTCCGGCGTGCTCGGCGGGATCAGCCTCGCGGCTGCGGACTATCGGTACCGGTACCGGATGCGCCGCAAGGGCATCCTGGAGATGCCGGCGCCGCTGTGGCTGCTCGACTGGATCCGCGCGGACATGTCCCGCCGTGCCGGGGTGAACTACTTCGACATCACCGACGAGCAGATCAACGCCTGGTTCAGCCGCCGCGGCCTGCGGGTCCAGTGGGTGTACGACTGGCAGGACGGCTACACCAGCCAGGCCGGGGCCGGGTTCGGCGGTGCCACCCCTGTCGGTCAGTGGCCGGCGACCGTGGACGTGCTCCTGTACGCGCCGGGCACCTGGGTCAAGGGCGAGAAGCCGATCATCGACTTGTCTGCCGTCTACGACAGCACCCGGCTGCGGGACAACGAGTACATCGCCGTGTTCTCGGAGCAGGCGAGTCTGCTGGTGAAGCGCTGCTACGCCAGCTACAAGCTGTCGATCCCGCTGTGCCCGACGGGCGTCACCGGTTCCACGGTGACGTTCGACTGCGCGGCGGCGGCCTGATCCACCCGTGTGAGGTCGCGCCGGTGACTGGCGCGGCCTCCGGCCTTGGAGGAGGTGACGGGTGACTCAGCCCTTCGTCACTGTGCCGGCGCCGGCGACGACTCCGTACCGGCACGGCTTGTTTTCGGCCGCCGCGTTGGTCGATCCGGCGGACCAGCGGGAGTTCAACGCCGGCGTGCTGTGGGAGCCGAACCTGGTCGACGCGCCCGCGTCGGCGACGACCACTGCGGCGTCTGATCCGGCTCGGCCGGCGAAGACGCTGCCCGAAGGTGTGGCGGTGGCGCAGGCCGGTCCGGTGGTGCGGCTTTATACGGGCATCCAAGCGGACCTGGTGGGCCGCGACGATCATGTGGAGCGGGCCCGGGCCCGACTCGGGCTGGTTGAGCAGCAGTCGTTGGAGCAGTACGCCTGGACCGGCGCCGCCGGTAACCGTCCGCGGCTGGCAGACGCGGCGACGCAGGTCCTCGGTGGGGCAGCGGTGCCACTCGCGCACGGCATCGGACTGCTGGAGGAATGGATCTCCGACAAGACCGGCGTGCTCGGCGTGATCTGGGCTCCCCGGCATATGGCCGGAGTTCTGACGGAGCGATCGTTGGTACGGCCGGACTCGGCCCGGCTGATTGCCCCGCTCGGCGACCCGGTGATTTTCGCGCATACGACCGGGGTGGGACCGACCGGTGCCGCCCCGGCGGCCGGTACGGCTTGGTTGTACGCGACCGGGCCGGTGATGGTGCGGCGGTCCGCGATCGTCGGCCCGCGCCTGGAGCAGGCGCACGACCGGACCACAAACAGCGTGTTCGCGATCGTGGAGCGTTTCTACACAGTCGGGTGGAGCGGCGGTGCCGCCGCCGTGCAGGTACAGCTGTCGGCGTAGGCCGGCTGGAGGAGGCAAGAGATGGTGGCGACGATCTTTCCGGCAGACCGTGACGATGCGCGGACGTTGGCGCGGGCGCTGCTCGATGCAGCGGGACCGGAGCGGCATGGCGAGGTGGCCACGGTGACGCAGGGGGCGCTCGGTATCGCGTACGAGGTTCCGGATGACCTGGCTGATGCGGTGCTCGGCACCGGTGAGCAGGTGGAGGGGCGTGCGGTGGTGCGGCCCGGTGAGGCTCCGGCCGAGGCGGAGGCCGGTGGGTCCGATGCGGACGTTGGAGGCGGAAGTAGGCGCCCGGCGAAGGCGTCGCGGGCGCGGGCGGGCGGCGGCTCGTAGCGCGTCTGGCGTCGGATCAGCTGCGCCGTCTCGCCGGTCTCCTTCCCAGCCGGTGGGGCGGCGCAGTGCGTTGTGTGGCCTGTTACACGGCCTCGTGCTGTATACAAAATATGTACGCTCGGCCGATCTCCACGTAGAATAAATGTATACAGCAAGGCGCTGTGAACTGGATGCAGGAGGTTCACGTGGAGAACATGGAAAGGTCGGCCACCCTGGTCGTGACCAGCGAGCATCGAGTCCGGATGGCCACGCTCGTCGACTCCATGGCGAGTTACGGCGAGGTCGTCGGCGTCGACGACCAGCTGGAGCGCATCACGCTGGAGATGGTCGGCATCCGCCTCGGCTTCGTCGTGGTCGGCGGCAACAACTTCGTGGTGCCGACGGTGATGCTGCTGTCCATCAACGACCAGATCGTGCTGGCCGACGAGACAGCAGGACTGTGGGAGGTCCATCCGCGCATCGCCGAGCGGATCGCCGACCTGTTCAGTCGCTACGGCTCGTGCGTGCGATGCGCGGCCGGCGACCACGGCACCTGCCTCCGACAGCACATGCAGCAGCCGTGCCGCTGCGAATGCGGCCTCGACTGGGCGCTGCACCGGTCCCGGCAGTCGCTCGGCCGGTCGCCGTCGATCGAGCCGGACCCGGCGGTCGCCGCCCTCACCGGTGATGCCGCCGCCGTCGAGCTGGAGCCCCTGCCCGTCCGAGACGCGCCCACCACGGCTTGACGCGTCCCTCCCGCGCCCCCGTCGCCTGCCAGGCGGCGGGGGCGCCGCCATTCCTGAAGGAGGTGTCGCCCTGTGGCGACAAAGACGCGCCTGGCCATCCCGAGCAACACGAGAGAACACGCCCGGGTCATTGGCGAAGCGGTCGACGAGGCCTGGCACAACAACTTCGGCGGAAGCCGGATCGAGGTGCCGCTCGGTGTGGTGGCCGGCTTGGCCCTCGTTGGCCGCGCCGACCCGGACGGCCCGGACCCCGCTGAGCTCGCGATGAACCTCGACCCCGACGGCTTCGCAGCGCTGCTCCTGGAGCTGTGGAGCCGCTTCGCGATCCTGCGGCCGGACCTACTGCCCAGGGTTAAGCCGCTGTGGAAGTGGCTCGAAGACGATCGCGACGAGCACCGGCTGAAGGCCGCGCAAGCGGTCGGGCATGCTGCCCTGCGCAAAGGGTTGCTGGAGCTCACTGGCGTCGAGTGGCGACGACACGATGCCGATTTGCTGGGCATGCTCCTGCAGATCCTGCGGTCCAAGAGTGCACGGAACGGGCTCGGCCAGTTCCTCACGCCGGTCGACGTCACCGACATGATCGGGGAAATGTCCCGGGTTGGCGACCTCGGCGACACGGAAGGCGCCGAAGAGGCAGCCACCCTCAGCGAGGCCATGCTCGCGCCCGACGCCAAGCCAGGCAGCCGGATCCTCGACCCGTGCGCCGGCACGGGGACCATGCTGCTCGGCGCCGCCCGGTCGATGCGCCGGCGCGGCGTCGACCCGGCCGTGAGCGAGTGGTGGGCCAACGACATCGACTGGGCGGCGGCCGCCTGCTGTGCCGTGAACATGCACCTGTGGGGGATGGGTCCACGGGTCATCGTCGGCTGCGGTGACGGGCTGCTTCTCGACTGGATGGACGAGGCCCTGAAGTCGCGGCAGGCGGCGATCGACGAGGTGACCGGGCTGTGGGAGATGGCCCGCAAGTTCGCGCTGGTCCGGGAATTGCTCGGGTTGCCGTTGCCGAAGAGTCCGTTGATGCGGCACCTGGCGGATGCCGAGGCGCGAATGCCGAAGCCGCCGCCCCCGCCGGCGTCACACACCTTCGATGCCGAGGCCGCCTACAGCCAGGGTCGGCTGTTCTGACGTGCGGCCGCACCGCGGCCACCTGTATATAAAATATGTACAGGCGGCCGCTCGTAACGTATAATAAATGTATACATTAAGTCTATTTAAGCAGTAGGAGTGTCATGAGAAACCCGACGTTCGACGCTGGCGCCACTGTCCTGATTCGCAGGCCCCGCGCTGAGGGCGGCCCGGCGTCGGCCGAAGTTCTCGCCTTCGACCCGAGCGCGGACGGCAAGGAGCTGGAGATCCGCTGGTTCTACAGCGGGCACAAGGAGATCGTGAGCGCCGCGGTGGTCGAGCCGCCGTGCGCCCGCGCCTACGGCTGCATCACCATCCGCGACACCTGCCGTCACTGCGGCGAGCACTTCGCCGATCCGTGCCTGCCGGGATGCCCGCACGGCCAGACCTGCTAGTTGCGTAGGCGGGGCCGGGCTCGTCCGGCTCCGGTACGGAGCTCGCAGAGCTTCCACCTGGGCGGTTACATTTTTCAAAAGGGACCGTCCAGGTGTTCGTCGGTAGACCCAAGTTCACGTGGAGGTAATCATGGGTCTTCGAGCATTGATCGGCGTCGAGGGCGCCGACGGGCGCTACAAAGCCAGGCCCGTTCACTACGACGGCTGCCCGGACGTCATCGTGCCGGCACTCAGCCACCTGGTCTTCCAGGTCTGCGGAGGCGACGACCAGATCGCCGTCGAGGAGCTGCTGGGCTGCGCGTGGGAACGTATCCACTTGCACACCGGCACCGCGAACCGGCCGGCCAAGATCACGCTCATCCCGAGCCCGAACCTCGCGACCTACCCAGCCGCCACTGCCGCAATCGGCGACGGGCAGGTCTGGGACCGGGAGTGGGCGTACCTGTTCGGAGGCCGCCGACTGCACGTCTACCTGGGGGTGGACCTGCTGAAAGGTGGCCAGGTGTGGGAACCCTGGGCCTGCTGGCCGATCACCGACCTGCCGTCCCTGCCCCGCGCCGAGGTGCTGGAAGTGCAGAAACGCGGCTACCAGCGCCAGCGCGAACAGTCAGCAGAGGCTCGGTACGCGGCGATCATCGCTGAGCGATACGGCATCCCGCGGGCAGAGATCGCAAACATCTGGGAAGAGCTGGAAGCAGACGAAGTCTCGCTTCTCGGCCTCGACCCGCACGGCGGCCCCTACTACCTGTCCGACCTGACCGGCGGCGACCGGGCCGCACTGCGTGAGGCCCGGATGCGGGGTACCTGGTGATGCGCGCGATCGTCGGGCAGTTCCTGCTCGGCGGGCGTGCCTTCCGGGCGCGTCCCGTCGACGCCAACGGCCAGCCCACTTGGATGGTCGGCCAGTTGCAGCACCTGGTCCACGAGGCCGACTCGGAGTTGCGGCAGGAGCTCATCGAGCTGCTGCTCGACTACGACTGGGCGGCGATCGTGACGAACATTCACTGGACTCGGTACGCCGCCGACCTCGACCGGCGGAAGTACGTGTTCGTGTGCGAGGTGGGCACAGCACACAGCCTGAGCAACGCCCACGGTGCCAGGCGCTACGAGCTGACGGATGAACCCGACAGTGGCGCCCTGTGGGCCTACCTGTGGGACAGCCAGGCTGAGTCCCTGCACGTCTACGCTGCCGCGCACGGACGGTGGCATCACGTCGCCACCTTCGTGCCGGCCGTACTGGCGGCCGCGAACCCGCGGATGTCGGCTGACATCGAGGTGCGGCGGCAGTGGGCGCTCGAGGCGGCGGCATGAGAGACGACCACAACCAGACGTACCCGCCGACAGCGCTGGAGAAGGACGACCAGGTGCGAGCCTTCGGACTGCACCTGGTGGTCGTGTCGTGGCGTCTGTTTCCCGGCGCCGAGGACGCCGGGGCACTCACCGCACGGCTCATGCTCGGCGGCCAGCCGATCGGCGAGGAGATCTCCGTCAACCTGGCGGTCTCCGACCAGGTGGAGGGCCTGGTGATGCCGCGTGAGTACGAGCTGCGCTGCATCTCCTGCAAGACCGTGGAGAAGGGCTTGTGGAACATCGCCAAGGGTGTGCCCCGCACCTTGACCTGCGGGCCCTGCATCACCCGACTCGAAGAAGCGGTGAGGGCCGAACTATGAGCGCTCCGGAAGTACCCGTCGAAGTGGTGACCGTCCGAGGCCGGGCCTTCGTGATTCTCCGCAGCAACTGGGAGGGCAAGGCCGGTGGTCCGTCGTACGACGTCCGCGACGAGAAGACGGAGCTGTGCCTGACGCCCAATCCGCTGCATGAGCAGCCGGACGCGGCCCGGGTGGCGGAGCTGCTCGATGAGCTAGCGACACAGTTCGCTGCCGGCGAGACATTCGAGCTGTGGAACCACGACGACCACTACGACATCGAGGAGGTGGTGGCGGCCACCCGTGTCCCTGTGACGTCCGGATCCTGGAGCGGCGACCGCGGCTGCGGCCGTGACACCGACGATCGCGTCTACGCGATGATCGGGTTCGGTCGTCACCGCTCGTACTTCCGGATCGAGGGCCGGGAGCTGGTGGAGACATCCGCCGAGACGGAGTTCGGGCACCCGGCCTGGGACCATGCCGGAGCCGTGGACATCGGCCGTGACCCCGGCTCGGAGGACGAGTCACGGGCGACGGTCGCCCTGCTCAACGCGGTTGCGGCGCACGTCCGCGCACTGACCGGCACCACGTAGTCCGGCCGGGCTGAGCCCGGCATCCCGATGGGGCCGCACTGCACCAGTGCGGCCCCATCCTCGTTGGCGACCACTGGGCTACGCTGAGCGGGTAACGCCGCTGGCTGCGGGCCGGGCATCCCACCTGAGCGTGTTGAGGATGTTCCGATGTCTGCGGTGAGGGACACCCCGGTCAAGGGGAAGATGCTGCGGCTTACGCAGCTCGACGTGTGCGGCAACCCGGTGCTGGTGAACGGCTGGCCGGTCCACGTCATCAGCAAAGGGTTCGTGTCCGTCGAGTACGAGCCGGAGTTCGACGATGGCGACGAGATCGAACAGAAGAACGCCGACGGCGACGCCTGCGTATACGAGCCGGGCCGCCGCCGGGTGAAGTTCTACAACGTCACGATCACCGTGTGCGGTGTCGACCCCGAGCTGTTCGGGTTGTGGTCCAACATGCCGTTGGTCCTCGACGAGAACGGCGTCGCCACCGGCATGCGTGTCACCAGCGAACTGAACCTGGACAGCGCGGTGGCGTTCGAGCTGTGGTCCGGCACCGCACAGAAGAAGTGCGCGCCCGGCTCGGCGGTGCAGCGCCCCCGGTTCGGGTACTTCCTGCTGCCGAACGTGATCGATGGGCAGGTCACCGACTTCACGATCGAGAACGGCGCAGCCAACTTCACCCTGTCCGGCAAGGCCATCGACGGCGGCGGCTGGGGAGAAGGTCCGTACGACGTGTACCTGCGCGCGGCCGGCGTGGTGAAGCTGACCGACCCGATCGGGGACCGGGACCTGCTGCACGTGGACTGGACGATGCTGCCGCCGCCGGCCCCGTCGCCGGGGATCGCAGCGCGCCCCGCCGACGGGCCGCTCGTCGAGGACCCCACCGACGCTACCGGGATGACGGTGCGGTTCACCCCGTCGTTCGTGCCGGCCGCGCCGGGCAACACGTACACAGTCGACTGGGGCGACGGCGCGGTGTCGCCGGGCCCCGCCCAAGCGGGGAACGTCTCGCACAAGTACGCGGCGGCCGGCACCTACCTGGTGACGATCACGGACGGAACCACCGGGGTCACCCGGTACAAGTCCGCCGTGGTGCCGTTCGCGTAGGCCGGGGGGACAGAGCTGTGCCGGTGCAGATCGGCCCAGCGGAGTGGCCGCTGAACCTGAGCGGCTGCACCGGCTGGGATGCCCTACCTGAGCAGATTCGGACCGCCGCGACCGCGGTCGCCGGGGAGCTGCTGTGGATCCTGTCCGGGCGGCGGTTCGGGCTCACCACGCTGACGGTAAGGCCGTGCCGCCGTTCGTCTCCCAGCGGCGCCGACTTCTGGCGGCTGGAGCCGCTGCTGCCGAGTCTGCCGTTCGGGTGGGCGGCCCGCTCCTGGTGTGGCTGCTCGCGGCGAGGCTGCTCGTGCACGCCTCAACTGTGCGAGGTCGGCCTGGCAGGGCCGGTGCATGAGATCACCGCGGTCGCCGTCGATGGGCTTCCGATCCCGTCGAGCGCGTACGTGGTGCACGACCGCCGGTGGCTGGTCCGGATCGACGGCGCGTGCTGGCCGGAATGCCAGGACCTGACCGTCGCCGACGACGAGCCAGGCGCGTTCGTCGTGTCCTACCGGCGGGGAGTGCCGGTGCCGCCGGGCGGACAATGGGCGGCCGGGCAGATGGCGTGCGAGCTCGGGAAGGCGATGACCGCGGACCGTGAATGCCGGCTGCCGCGCCGGGTGCAGTCCGTGGTGCGGCAGGGCGTGCAGCGCACCTTCCTCGACCCAGCGCAGCTGGCCCGCGACGGCATGACGGGCCTGCCCGAGGTGGACCAGTGGCTGGCGGCGGTGAACCCGCACCGGTTGCCGCGCGATTCGGTGGTGTGGTCCCCGGACATGACGTACCCGCGCGGGCGGACATCGTGACTCAGGTGATGGCATCCGCCGATGAGGTGGCGTGGCCGGTCGCCGTCGCGGTGCGGAACCTGATCGGCGGCGAGCTGGCCGGCGCGGTCGGCGGGCCGCCGGCGACCGTGGCCGTGGTGCCGGGCCGGGACGTGGCGATCGACGACTGCTGTGCCGGTCTGGCGTGGGTGCGGATCGTGCGGGTCTTCCCGAGCGATCCCGGCGAGTTCCCGAACGCGCGGACCGCCGCGGTCACCGCTGACGGCTGTCTCGGCGGCCTGTACTGGGCGGTCGAACTCGGCGTGGGCAGTGCCCGGTGCGCGCCGAGCGAGGACGACGCCGGTGTTCCGCCGACCGGTGCCGAGTTGGAGGCATCGGCGTTCGCGTTGGCCGACGACGCCGGGCGGATCCGGCGGGCAGTGCTGTGCGGGCTGCCTGGCCTCGAGGAGGTGGACGAGGTGGCGATCGGGGAGCAGACGAACGTCGGCCCGTCCGGCGGCTGTGTCGGCCAGGAACTGCTGGTGACGGTACTGACCCGCGCGTGCGTGTGCGGAGAGGAGTAGCGATGGAGCAGGACATCACGTTCGGGACGGCCGTGTCGGTGCGGGTGCTGGTGGCGATGCCAGGCCAGGCACGCGGCCAGGTGCTGATCGTGGAGTGGGGTCCGAACGTGGCGCTGCTGGTGCAGCTCGGCCGGTACGAACTGGTCGAGGTGATGTCGGTGAAGCCGGAGCTGACGGTGCCGGCGCCGCAGCCGCCTCAGGAACCGCAGCCCGAGGACGAGCCGGCGCCCGCCCCGCACCCGGGCCCGGATCCGATACCGGCCGAGGGAGCTGCAGGCCCGCCGGTCGCTGCTTCCGCCCGGCGGAAGTCCCGGCCGTGACCGTGCGGGTGAAGGCCCGGCTGGACCTGAACAACAGCGAGGTGCGGAACCTGCTGCAGGGGCCGACCGGGCCGGTAGTGACGTTCGTGCGCGGTGTGGCCCGCCGGGTCCGGACGCGGGCGGTACTCAAGTGCCCCGTCGACACCGGCCGGCTGCGGTCGTCGCACCGCGAGGAGGTCGGGGTGCGGCTCGGCGCCGTCTACGGGTTCGTCACCACTGATGTCGAGTACGCGCAGTACGTGCACGACGGCACAGGCCCGCACACCATCCGGCCCCGCCGGGCGGGTGGTGTTCTCCGCTTCGAGAAGGGCGGAGGGGTGGTGTTCACGACGGTCGTGCACCACCCGGGCACGCGGGCGCAGCCGTGGCTGCGCGAAGCGATGGAAGAGGTTGCGGTCCCGGCCGGGTTCCGCATCGTTCGATAGGGAAGGACACCCATGCGTGAGTTCACCACCGCGGCGAAGACCGCCCAGCGAGCCGACGGGGCGCTACCGGATGTGCCGTTCACGTTGGACGGCGTGACGATGACGTGCCGGGCGCCGAAGGAAGCGCAGCTGGCCTACCTGCTGGCCGCGGCGTCGTCGAGCCGATCCGCCGAGGACCAGGTGGCGGCTGTGCTCGACTTCTTCGAGCAGGTCCTGGAGGACGAAAGTAAGAGGGTGTTCCGGCGGAGGCTGCTCGACAGCAGCGACGGCTTCGACTTCAGTCAGGCGATGGAGATCTTCGAGTACGTGTGCGAGGAGTGGTCCGGCCGCCCTACTGGGTCGGGCAGCGGCTCCTGACCCTCGCGGTCCACCGTTGGTCCGAGTTCCACGGCACCTATCTGATGCGGACCGGCCGGGAGCCGCTGCATCTGCCGCTGCCGTCGCTGCTCGACGTCATCTACGCCTGGTGGGTGGAAGGCGGCGACGAGAAGGATGTGGCGAAGTTCCAGCAGGCGCTGGCCGCACCGCCGGCGTCAGCCGATCTGGAGGACCGGCCCGAGTGGTCGGACGATGAAACTGACCGGTCGTTCGCCGCGGCGATGGCGGTCCGGCCGGCGTAGTAGCACGACGAGGGGCGCCCACCTGCTTGGTGGGCGCCCCTCGTGCTGATCCGGTGTTACCTGGTGCCTGTGCCGGTGGCGGCCGCGGCCTGGAGCTCGTTGACCTTCGGCTTGATCAGGCCGAAGTACACGAGCAGGTCAGCGACTGCGGCGATGGCGAGCGTGACCTCGGCGATGGCCTCGTCGGCGATCGGAACCCAGCCGAGCGCGGCGAGTGCCAGGAGGACCGCCTTGATGGTGACGGAGACGACCACGCCGGTCGTGGTGGGGTTCGGAACCGATGGGCTGGTGGTGCTCATGCTGTGCCTCCCGTGAGTTGCAGGATTTGCGCGCGTAGCGCGGTGTTCTCGACCTGGAGCCGGTCCCGCTCGGCGGTGACATTGGCCCGGGCGGCGAGTTCGGCGCGGAGCTGTGCCACTTCGGCGCGCAGCTCCGCGATGGTGATGTTGGCGGTGGCGACCTGTTTCTCGGCGCCGGCGATCTGCGCCTCCATGCGGTTGAGCTGACGCTCGGCGATCTGGGTGCTCAGGTCGGCGAGGGTCACTTCCCGCTGGCTGCGGCTGAGGAGCCAGGTGATGAGTCGGTCGACGACGATGCCGGCGGCCGAGCCGCCCCCGATGAGGGCGGCGATCTGGGCCGGGTCCATGGGCGTCCCCTAACCGACCGGGTTGCGGTAGGCGGCGTCCCACGTCTTCTTGCCGAGCCGGCCGTCGACGCCGAGGCTCTGGTCCTTCTGGAACGCCCGGATCAGCGCCGTGTACTCGGACCCGTAGATGCCGTCGTTACCGGCGCCGGCAAGGTAGGTGTGGCCCTTACCGATGGACCAGCCGCGCCGGGTCAGCTGCCGCCCGAACTCCTGGAGCCACTGCCGGTCGGTTTTGCCGACGAATCGCCGCTGGTGCTGGCCGGACACGGACCGGTCGCCGCCGGACGCCGGACCGAAGTAGTAGCCGTCGGGCAGCGGGAACGCGACGGCCGGGCCGGGGGCGGGTTTCCCTGGGGCCGGCTTCGGTGGGGTGGGGGTGCCGCCGACGATCGGCAGGCCGGCCTTCAGCCAGCTGTAGATCTCGTCGCCGGGGCAGGTGGTGGAGCCGCGGTCCCGGTGGCCGCGGAGGACCAGGTTGCCGCCCTTACGCCGTTCGGCCTCTTCGTAGAGCAGCTTGAAGTTGCGGCGGGCCGCGTCGGAGACGTCCTGCACCCCGGCCTTGTCCTTGCCGATGATGCACACACCGATGTTCTCGGTGTTGTAGCCGGCGCAGTGAGCGCCGACTGTGGTCCAGCCTCGGCCCTCGTACACCTTGCCGGTGATCGAGTTGATCAGGAAGTTGTAGCCGATGTCTGACCAGCCGCGCGTGTCCATGTGGAAGTTCTGGATCTCGCGGACGGACTGGCTCGCCGATGCGGCGCTGTAGTGCCCCATGAAGCCGGTCCGCTGTGACCAGGAGACGGTGTCCCGACCCCGAGGTGCGCGGGCGCCCCATTCGGCGCGGCTGATGATGTCCAGTGTCACGGTGCCTCCCGACAGCCATCACGGATGCCGGTGGCTGTCGGGGGAGACGTGATCACGGTAGCGGGCGAACGCGAAGAGAGCACACCCGGATTGGTGTGGCGGGCGCATCGTTTGGGGCGTGAAGGAGGTCGATGCGCCCGCCCACCCGGGCCGTCCTACCCGGGTGCTTGGGCCGGCCGGTGCCCCATCGCCGTGGCGGGGCGGGCACCGGCCGGTTCACGTCACCCTGCCCGTGTGTTGGGGAGTGGCGTGGTTCAAGCCCACCGGCCGCCTAGGGTGCGGGACCTCGGACGACCGGCGGGGGCCTACATGGACCAGAGGAACTGAAGGTTTCTGCCGTCGATGGTGAGGTTCACCTTGGCGAGCATCTGCCGGACGATCCACTGGCGGTACTGCGGGGCGAGGCTCCTGACGTTGGCGCGGGCGATGACCCGGCGCCATACGGTCTCGTCGACGATCCCGGCGTCGGCCTTGCGGTCGCAGCCGCCGCACGTGTACGCCAGCCGCCAGACCGGCGACCCCTTGGACGTGTCCAAGATCGGATCGCCCGGGGCCATGAGCGTGGTGCAGTGCGCGCACCACAGCAACCCCCGCATGAGGTACGGGTCGATGGACGGGACGGCGTTCGCAGGCAGCGTCACCGTGGCGGTCTCTGCTGCGGCTGTCGTCATCGAACGTCTCCTGTCCGAGGGTGGGCCGGGAACGGAGCGGGCGAACCATCGCGTTGTGCGCTTCCGTTCCCGGCCCGCGCCGACCAATCGTCGGGCGCCACGACCACGAATCCGCCACGACCGGACTTCGGCGAGCCAGCCGACGCCGGGGCTGGGGACCCGCCGACGGTGGCTACCCGGGGCCCACGCCATGGACTCTGCGCGGCGTGGGCGGGTGTGAGTGCTGTGACGTCCACGCCGAGAGCGTTGAGCAGCTTGGTGGCGTGGAGGCGGGACCGGCATGCCTGTTTGCCGCAGACACACCCGTCGGGGCCGGGCCGATGGGCCTCGTACGTCTGCACGCCGGCGGCGAGCTGCGAGACGCCGGCGTACGCGAGGATGTCGCGTTTCGGGTCGTCGGTGCTCATCGTTGCCCTCCCCCGGGGAACAGATCCTGACGGGAACGAATCAGCTATGGAGCTGATCCGCTGTGGAACAGTGCCAGGATGGCACCGTTCGGGTGAAGATCACAAGTGGAATCCGCGGATCAGGTGTCACCAAAACGGGCGAGGGGCCACCCGCATCGCGGATGGCCCCTCGGTTGGTAGTGCTGTGCGCGTCCTAGTCGAACTCTCCGTTTCGGACGCCCTCGCGGAACGCCACCCACTCGCTCGGGGTGAACGCCAGGCGCGGCGAGTTGGTGCCGAGCTTCGAGTCGGTGAGGATGCGGGTGCCGTCGGCGGCCGTGCCGACCTCGACGCAGTTGGAGTCTCCAGCGCTCCGCGACGACTTGACGCCAACGACGTCGCCGTACGCAGCGGCCAGAGCAACCTGGTTCTCGACCAGAGCTTCTGGGTCGATCATGTTGGTGTGCCTTTCAGGGTCGGGCTTCGGTGGGCAGGGATGAGGCCACCGTGGAGATGAACTCCGCGCTCTCCTTGGGGGATAGTGCGGCGTCGTGCAGCCGCTTCCACAGCCGCACATACCGGTCCGCCGGGCCAGGCTCGGTGATGAGAAGGTCCTCGGTCACCGTGTCGACCGCGACGACTGTGGGGTCGCCCGGATCGGCGTAGGAGTACACACCGAACGGAGTACGAGGCGGAAGACCTTCGAGCCGGGCGTCAACCGGCATCACTCGTACGGTGACGTTCGGTCTCTCGGCGAGGGTCAGGACGTGTGCCAGCTGCTCGGCCATGATGTTCGCCGGTGCGATGAGCCGCCGGATGGCCTGTTCCTCGACGATGAGTTCATAGTCCGCCCCGTCGGGGTCGGTGATGATGCCCTGGCGGCGTTTGCGGGCTGCCAGGTTGGTTTCCAGGTCGATGGCGTCACCTTCGGCGATGGCTACCTCTGCGAGGTACCGGGCCATCGCCGGCGTCTGCACGAGGCCGGGGAACATGACGAGCTGGAATTCGCGGATCTCCTTCGCTCCGGTCTCCAGGTTCGCGATGCGTGCCAGCCGGGCGCCCATGCGCGCGTAGGGCCGCGTCTCCCACCAGCCTGTCTCGGCGGCGTCGCGGGCGACGCGTACGAGGGTGCGATACCGCTCGTCGGCTTCGTCGACGCCGCAGGCTTCGAGGTAGGACATCACCTTGCCGACATCGGGTTTGCGCTCGTCGTCGCTCTCCAGCCGGGTGACGATGATGCGGCTCCACCCGAGCCGTTTGCCGAGCTCCTCGGCGGAGATGTTGCCTGCCGCCTTGCGGAGGTCCCGGAGGGCGGCGCCGAGGCGGAGGCGCCGCACGAGCGGGCTGCTGCTCAAGTTGTCCTCTTCCTTGGCTGGAACAGTGCCGGATTGGCACTACTGCCGAGCGTACCTACGTGGCGCTGCCGATGATATGAGCAGGTGCATTGACGCAAGTGCTTGTCCGGTTACGCTGAGCTTCTGATCTGGTGTGCGGGACGGGTCGGGCTGAAAAGGGATGACGGGGGACCTCGGGGCGTCACCGAGGTTCCCCGTTGCATTCGCGCAGCTCCCGGCCCATGAAATGTAGGGTTACTGTGAAATATAGTTACCCCGCATCTTGGCCTACGCTGATCATGTGGCACTGGGACGCGCGTACATCGAAATCGTCGGTGATGTCCGGAAGTTTGCACCGGACCTCGCCCGTGGCCTGACCAGCGCTTTCAAGATCTCCGGCGTCGGCGCGATCGCCGCAGGCGCCTCCACCCAGCTGATCGGCTTGGCCGGCTCCCTGGCTCAAGTCGGCGGCGCTGCAGTAGCCCTTCCCGCCGCGATCGGCGTCTACGCGGCCGCGACCGGCGCAGCCCGGCTGGCCACCGCCGGGCTGGGCGAGGCCATGACCGCCGCGGCCAGCGGGGACGCGAAGGCCTTGGAGAAGGCGATGGAGGGCCTGTCCCCGAAGGCCCAGAGCCTCGCCCGCGAGGTGCAGAAGGTCGCGCCCGCGCTGCAAAGCATCAAGACGGCGGCGCAGGACGCCTTCACCGGGCAGCTGGTCGGCCAGATTCAGTCGACGGCGACCGTACTCGCCGGCCCGCTGCGCGTCGGCCTCGCCGGGATCGCCACCGAGTACGGAAACGCTGCCCGCCGCGCCTTGGAGTTCGCCCGCGAATCCGCGACGGTTGGCGTCCTGAACCAGGTGTTCGCGGCGACTCGAACCAGTGTGGCCGGCCTCGCTGCGGCGACCGGGCCCGTCCTTACCGGGCTCCGCGACATCACCGGCATCGGCTTGCCGCTGATGACGCAACTCGGCGTCGGCGCCGGGAACGCGGCCACGAAGTTCGGTGAGTGGCTGAGCAAGGTCGCCCAGTCTGGGCAGGCCGCAGCGTGGCTGAGCAACGCCGTCGCGGTGCTGCGGCAGCTCGGCGACATCGCGCAGAACGTCGGCGGCATCCTGTCCAGCGTCTTCCAGGCGGCGGCCACGTCCGTCGGGGGTGGCCTACTCGGTGGGCTGGTCCGGGTGACGGACCAGCTCCGCGCGTTCTTCGAGTCCGCCGAGGGCAGCGCGGCTCTGACCAGCGTGTTCACCGCGCTGGGCACCGTCGCATCCGGCGTCGGCGGCGTGTTCGGGACGCTGCTCACCACGGCGGGGCAGCTGGCCCCAGCGCTGATGCCTATCGCTCAGGCCGTCGTGCCCGCGTTGCAGGCCGTCGCGTCAAACCTCGGCCCGGCGATCGCCGCCCTCGGCCCCGGCCTAGTCGCCGTGGTCCAGGGCCTCTCGCAGGGCGTGCAGGCCATCGCCCCTGCTCTCGGTCCCCTCGGCGGCGTGATCAGCTCGATCCTGTCCGCCCTGGCGCCCCTGCTCCCGGTAGTAGGCCAGCTGGTCGCGGCGCTGGCCGGCCCGCTGACCCAGGTGCTCGCCGCCCTCGGCCCGCTGCTCGCCCCGCTGGTGTCCGCGCTGGCTCCCATCCTGAGCCAGATCGCGCAGACCCTGAGCGCGGTGCTCGCGCCGGTCGCCCAGCTACTCGTCCAGCTGTTCACGCAGCTAGGCCCCCCGCTGGGGCAGATCGCCGCAGCCCTGGGCGCGTCGCTCGCCCCCGCACTGGCCGCTGCCGGGCCGCTGGTCGCCAAGCTCGTCGAGGCGGTGATGCCGCTGGTGCCGGTGCTCATCTCACTGCTCGGCCCCGTCCTCGAGGTGGTGACAGCATTGGCGCCGCTGAACCAAATCGCCGTGCAGCTCGCCACCGCGCTGGTCGGTGTCGCAGCACCACTGATCCGGTTCGGGGCCGGGGTGACGGGCCTGCTCATCGCGAAGACGGTCGCCCCCCTGATTCGGGGCATCGCCAACGTCATCACGTTCCTGGTGACCCCGCTGGCGTCGGCGGCCGGCTGGCTGGCCAAGGTGGCAGGCTGGCTGAGCAGCATCAACTGGGCCGGCGTCGGTTCTGCCATCGGCGGCGCGTTCTCGTCGGCTTGGACCGCCGTGTCGAATTTCTTCTTGACGTTGGGCCGCTGGTTCGCCGAGCTGCCCGGGAAGATCGGCTCATTCCTGGCCGGCCTGCCTCAGCAGCTGTGGCAGCTGTTCACGTCGGCCGGGAAGCTGGCGCTGCAGGCGCTCGGCGTCGCGATCGGCTTGATCATCTACGCCGTGACCCAGCTGCCCGGCCAGGTCGTCACCGCAGCGCAGAACCTGCCGGGGATGCTGCGTGATCTGGTGTCGCGTGCCATCACCGGGGCGAAGCAAGTCTTCAGCAGCGGCGTGACGGCAGTGGTCTCGTACGCCCAAGGCCTAGCGGGTCGGACCGTGGCCGCGCTGTCCAGCTTGGGCAGCCGCCTATCGACGACCTTCCGGAACGCGGTGACGGCCGGCAGGAATGCGGCCGTGTCCGGGTTCAACTCGATCCTGTCGCACATCGGTGGCATTCCGAGAAAGATCACCGGCTACGCGGGCAGGTTCCTCGACGCCGGCAAGGCGCTGATCAAGAAGCTGGTCGACGGCCTCGGCAAGGTGCCGTCGCTCGGCAAGATCGCGACGGCGATCGCCAGCACCATCAAGTCGCAGCTGAACAGGATCATCGGGGCAATCAACTCCGGAATCGCGAACATCGACAACGTGCTGCCGGGCAGCCTTCCGCGGATCCCGATGCTCGCCAACGGCGCGATCCTGCGCCGCCCGACGCTGATGGTCGGTGGTGAGGCAGGCGACGAGGTGGTGATCCCGTTGACCCGACCCCGGCGAGCCCGGCAGTTGGCTGAGCAGTCCGGCCTGAGCCGGTTGCTCGGCGACGGCGGCGGGTCCGTTGTCTTCGGGCCCGGCTCGATCCAGGTCGTGTTCCAAGGAGTCGTGCCGACCCGCGCCGAAGCTGTGCAGACGGGCCGCTCGGTCGGTGAGGGCGTGCAGCGGGCGCTGGCACGCCGCAGTGTCGCAACAACCGTGAGGACGATCTAAGTGGACACCTACAACCCTGACCGGCCGTACGTTGTCGGCCAGCAGTGGCCTCCACTGCTGGCCGACCAGGTGCTCCTGGACCCTTCGATCGAGGTCGGCTACCGGTTCCGTTCCGGACACAACCCGGACGACTTGGATCTGCGGTCAGTGCAGCTGTTCCTTCAAGCAACACCAGGTCAGCCGACCCGTAAGCAGCTGACCGCGCAGGTGTATTCGGACGGCGAACCGGCGTTGATCGGCCCGGCCCGGACTCTGCTGATCCCGTGCACAACCAGCACGGCAGTTGCTGGCGCGACGGCCGGCGGCGGCGCGGCCACCTTCAAAGACGCGGTCGTGAACCCGTCCGACGCCGGCCACGTCATCATCACCGGCCCGAACGCTGCCATTCGGTTCTGGTTCGGGACGGCCGCGGCAGAAGTTCAGACGAAGCTCGACTACCAGCGGATCCTCGACGTTTCCGTGGTGTACGCGATCTCCGGGCCGTTCGACCAGTACCCCGGGGCCGTCACGATCGGCTTGGAACGGCCATCCGCGAACGTGAACTGGGTCATGGACGACACGGTGACCGGCCCGGCATCGCAAGCTGCGGGCACCGTCATCCGGCGGGCCCGGCTGGGTGAGCTGAACCCGTGGTGGTCACCGACTCAGACGCCAGCGCAGACCGCATGGCGGTTTCCGTGGTCCGCGGATAGCCGGACGTGGTCACCGACCCCGATGGCCGGCCTGGACTCCATGTCGGCCAGCGGCGGCACGAACATCAACGTGCGGATCGGAACGTCGGCGTCCGTACCTGCCGGGACGGTATTCCAGATCCACTACGTGGCCTTGGAAGTGACCTACGGTCAGGAGAACCGGGTCGGTGCTGGCGGCTTGGACATCTCCGGTGGCATCGGGCTCCTGCCAGACGGCACCAGCTATCTCGACATCCCGCTCATTCAGGTGGAGTACAACCTCGGTTACCTGCCGGGGCTGACACCCGGCTCGCCCTACGCGGTCACCATCGGGCAGGCCTATTCGGGTTCCCTGTCGGTGGCGTCCCCTGTGCCGGTTGCGCTCGACCGGCTGGGCTCGACCGAACCGTTCCGCGGTCTCGAAGGTGTCGTGGTCCGTAAGACTCTCCGGCCCGGGGCGGCACCGACGCTGGAGCGCACGGAGATGATGCCGCCGATCGCTTTGATGCGTGTGGGCAACCAGGTTGACCCCGGTTCGCACGTCTACCGGTCGAGGGCGGTCGGTAACGCCCACAGCTCGTTGGGGCTGGCCGCGGTCCTTCAGCGGATCATCGACACCGACGCCGGCACCTACCCCTGGGTGAAGTTCTACGCCCGCTGCCAGGAGACGACACGGGATCCGCTGCGAGTCGGCCGCATCACCCCTACCGGAGCTACGGACGTCCTATGGGCGGAGTTCGGCGAGGTGAGCGTCGACGAGTTCCATGAGCTACCGGACCTCGGCAACGGCTGGCGGGAAGTCCTGGTCCGGCTCAACGCTCCGGTGCAGCTCACGGGCAGCGGGAATCCGGTCGAAATCGCATTCAAGTCGATGGCCGGGGCGGAGGCCGCATGGCACATCCTCGGCGCTGACCAGAACGTGCTCTCGGTGGCCACGGCCGCCGCGAATCTGGCCACCTACCAGGGAGAAACAGGATATGGGAAGCCGAACGTCATCGACCTGTCTTCCGACCTGACGGTGATGCTGCTGCGGGACATGGACCTGGTATCCGGCCTGACCGTGACTCCCGCTGTCCAAGAGTTGGCGGTGGTGGACGAGGCATGCGGGCGCCCGACCGGGACGGTACCGACCGGCATCCTCTTCCACCGGCTGGAGTGGGAGCCGATCAACTCCGAGATGGTCTCCGGGTGGGGCCACTACGAGGTGCAGCGGCAGGACGACACGATGTCCTCCGACGAGTGGGAGACGATCGCGGCGATCCGGTGGCCACAGGTGACCACGATCGACGACTACGAAGCCCGCGTCGGAGTGCCCACCCGCTACCGGGTGCGGACGGTGCACCGCGCGGGTCTCGCCGGGCCATGGACCACGGCAGCCCCAGTGGAGATCCCCGCCCCGGGCGTCACTGGAGTGTCGGGCGACGCCGGCGTACTGATCCTGACGAGCAACCACGACCCGGACGCGAACGCCGCCTACGTCATGTCGTGGGGAGGCGACCCGGTCGAGGAATTCACGTTCGGTGAAGCGAGCCAGGTCGAATGGCGCGACATGTTTGGCCGAGACTTCCGAACTGCGCACCGGCCACTCGAGCGCGGCGGTGTTGAGTTCACCCGGACTGTCCTGGTCAACGCTGTCGCCGTCGCGCCGAAAGCGCTCGACCGCGGGTTCGGTGCGCTGCGGGATCTTGCCTGGGACACGGTGCCGTACGTGTGTGTGCGCGACGAACTGGCCAGCCGTTGGCTTTCGGCGATCGTGGTGCCGTCCGGCACCGTCCGGCGGAGACCGTCCGGCGGCCAGTTGCAGCTGGCCCAGATGACGGTGGTCGAGACGACCGGGACGCCGGCCCCGGTGGCCGGGGGTGATCCGCCGTGCGAAGGACTTCGGCCGGAAGGACGCGCTGTCCAGGTGGAAGCTGTGGCGCCGGCCCGCCCGTCAACGTTTCAGACGGTGATCGCCCAGGACACGTTCACGCGGGTCGTCGCCGACGGGTGGGGGTCGATGGAGTCGCCGGCGTTGGCGTGGCAGCGGACGGCGGGCCGCGCCGAGCGGGCCAACGTGACCGGATCCGTGGGCCGCATGGTGATCGCCGACTGGCGGAACGCCAACCCGATGTTCAACGCGAATGCCGCCTCGTGGACGCCCTTCGGCGCCACACTCGGCTGGCAGCAGGCTCAGGTGTTCGAGGGTTTCGGCGCCGCTCTGCTCACCCCAGACGGGGTGACCGCGACCACCCGGATGGAAAGCGACTACGCGACGGGTGTGTCGCCGGGCGACTCGTGGCGGGCCGCGGCCCGAGTGCGCTGCCCTGTCGCGCGCACCGTCACGATCAGCATCAACTGGTTCGACGCCGCGAATGTGTACCTGTCGACGGCGACGGCCTCGGCGGTGACGCTGGCTGCGAACACCTGGACCCGGCTCTCCACCGCCGCCGCAGCTCCCGCCAACGCGGCCCGGGCCTCCGTCAACGTGGCGATGACGGGCACGCCGCCCGTGACGCATCTGCTCTACGTCGACGAGGCATACATCAGCCCGCAGACCGGCGAGATCCGGATGGTGACGGCGAATCCCGTCGGTTCCGCTGATGTGGCGGTTCGTGTGAAGGCCAGGATCACCGCGGCGCCGGCCGGCACGAACCAGAAGGTCGGCCTGTTCTTCCGGCGCGTCGACGGATCCAACTACTACCGCGGCAACCTGACCTTCGCGACCGACGGAATGTTGAAGGTGAACCTGGAGCGGATCGTCAACGCGACAGTCACGATGAGCACCACAGAAGTCCCGGTCAAGGTGTATGGAGCGAACGGGTACGAACCCGTCAACTGGACCGTAGGCACCTGGTACTGGCTTCAGGTCCGCGCCGTCGGTGACGTTCTGCAGGTCGGTGCGTGGCTCGACGGACACCGGCCCTACCAGACGTTGGGCACCGTGATCGATACGGCGTTCCCGGCAGCTGGCCGCGTTGGGGTGGCCGCCGGCCCGCCAGACGCCAATACGACGAACTCCGCGCTCGCTTTCGAGGTGGACACCTTCGAGGTGTTCAGGAGCCCGGCGGAACTGGACTTGCGGTTGCAGTTCAGACCCACCGGTGACGACCCGTGGTGGTTCTCGTTCCGCCACTACGGAACCTACGGCACGAACATGTCGTCGTCGGGTTGGTGGCTGAACGTCGGCTCCGACCAGGTCCGCGCAGACGTCTACGACACCAACTACTTCTACTGGGAGGTACCGACGGCAGACCTCAAAGTCGTCACTGGCCAGCGTCAATGGCTGCGCTGGGTCCACCGCACCAAAAGCGATGTCGCTGGGCAAAGCCGCGCCGACCTGTACCGGTCGACCGACGGGGTCACCTGGGAGCTGATGCGCACAGTGACCGACGACGCGGAACCGCCCGCATCTGACTGGGGCGAGTTCGGCATCACGCTGTCCGGGCCGGTCACCCTCATGCGGGCGGAGTTGCTCGGCGGGGTTGACGGGCCGGTGCTGATCAGCCCCGACTTTGAAGCGCAGCCTCCCGGAACGACGCAGTTCGTCGATGCGCTGGGATACGAGTGGAAGGTCGATGGTCGTGGCATCTGCGCCGGCTGACCCGCTCGACCTTCCGGGCTGGCTCGGCCAGCGGGCGTTGACGTACACGTTCGAGGTCGTGAACGGGCTCACCGGCCGGCGGAAGGGCCGGCTGTCGCCGCTGCGTTCGTCGGCGCCGACGCTGGCCCATGACACCACCTCGATCATCTCGCGGCGAGTGAACGGCCTCGTCATCGACGCGGACGACGCGGTGAACCTTGATCCCCTCGTCGACCGGATCGAAATCGCGATGATCGTCGGCGGCCGCACGCACACGACATACCCGCTCGGCCGGTACCTCGTCGTCGACGACCCTGTGGCGGAAACGACGAGCGGCGGCACCACCACACTCACGCTGTTCGACGAGATGTTCGTGGTCGACCAGGAACTGGAGACCGGGATCGACGCCGGCGGCCGGCCCGTCGACCTGGCGATCGGCAGCCTTCTCGAAGGGCTACCGATCGGCGACGTCATGATCGAGGCGACGACGGAAGTCAGCAGCAACTCCTGGACGGCCGGCACCTCGCGCGGGAGCGCCCTCGCGGACCTGGCGACCCTGGGCGGCTACCTGAAACCGTGGTTCGACCACCGGGGTCGGCTCCGGGTGGTGCAGGCGTTCGACCCGGCGGCCCGGGCGCCCACGATCGACCTCGACGTGACCGGTCGAGTGCTGCGGAGCTCGTTGTCGCGCTCGTCGGAGATTCTCAACGCGCCGAATCGGTTCGTGGTGATCTCCAACGATCTCGGCGATGGCGGCACCGCCGCGGTGGTTGGCCGGTGGGATGTGCCGGCGACAGCGCCGCACAGCATCAGCCGTCGCGGGGTCGTGCTACCGAAAGTGATCGAGGTGCAGGTGCCGACCGCACGGCAGGCGCAGTTGTATGCGCGGACATTCGGGTTGCAGGCGGCTGTCTACGAGATGGTCGAGCTGTCCACGGTCCCGGACCCCCGCCATGACGGCTACGACGTGATTCGCTGGAACGGGCAGCTGTGGCTGGAGATCGGCTGGGAGATGCCGTTGACGCCTGGCGGCGAGATGCGGCACACACTGCGCCGGGCCTACCCGGGCGCCGAGGGCGAGTCGTGATGGACGGCCCCGATCTGGAGCAGGTGAAAGCGTTCGCTCTGGCTGTGTATGGCCAGCTGGACCGGCTGGGCCTGCGATGGCGGCTCAGGCCGGCGACGGTCACCCAGGTCGAGCCAACGGGGACGATCCGTGCTCGGCTCGACGGTGATACCGCGGCGGTTCGGGTGGTGTCGATGGTGGGTCCGGTCGCCGCCGGTGAGCGGGTGATGATCGTGACGACACCGCCGTCGGGAAGCCACATCGTCGGGTGGGTAGGCGGCCGAACTGCGGGAGCTGGTGCGCCAGCGGCCCTGTTCGGGATGAGCGGAACAGCCACGGTGACGTTCGCCGCGGCGACGAACTTCACGCTGGGCGTGAACTTCCCGAAGCCGTTCGCCGCTGCTCCGCGGGTCTTCACGAACATCGCGTCGACGACGCCAGCAGCAGGCTGGTCGTCGCGGGCGGTTGCGGTGACGGCGACCGGCTTCAATCTGCACCTGACGGGCACGGCGAGTGCTGCTTGGTCGGCGGTGCCGGTGCAGTGGCTGGCGGTTGTGGCATGACGGGCGTGTAGATACAGCGCGGCCCCGGACCGGAGTCCGGGGCCGTTCTGCGTTCACGTGGAATGAACGACCCCAGGATAGCGGCCTGCGTGATGGCCAGCCAACAGCAGCAGGACTGTATATAAAACTTTGACACTCTGGTTGGATCAACCGTAGAATAAATGTACACACAACGTGCGCTCTAGCTGGGAGGATGCATGGGAAGGATTCTGGTGGTGCCGCATGTGCCCACCTTCGTGGAGGACGTCATGGAGGTTCTGGGGGACCTTCGCGATGCCGACATCACGGTGATTGACTACCCGGACGCCCGAGTCTGGGAAGAGGCCGCGATGGTCGTCGTCGATGGGCGCGCCGAGGAGCTGATGAAGCGGATGCCGGCGCGTCGGGACACGTACCTGGTGACGGTCGGCCTGCTCGGGCTCAACGCCATCAAGACCCGCGAGCGGCTGGCGTGGCGATATGAGCACGTCACTGTCCTGGAGCTCCCGCACCACGCGGAGCTGCTCAGGGAGTTCGCGGAACAGGCCCGCGACGCTGGCCCCCGTACGGCGCTGCGGGTCGGCGTGGTCGGCGGGCACGGCGGTGCCGGGACCACGACGCTCGCAGTGTCGCTAGCCGGAGCTGCGGCGTTGTCCGGCCGGCCGACCCTGCTGCTCGACGGCGACCGGCTCAGTGCCGGGATCGCCAAGCGGATCAAGGAGGGCTACACCCGCCAGCGGCCGGACCGCCTGAAGGTCCTGGACCGGGCCGAGTTGGAGTTCAGCGGGGCGTCTCTGGCGACCGCGATGGACGAGGTCGCGGCTGACGTCGTGATCATCGACTTCGGCCGGGACCTGGACCCCATGCGGCTGGCCGCCGCCCGGCGATGCGATGTGGTGCTCGTCGTGGCCGACGTGACCCGGAACCTGGCCGCGACGCGCCTGATGCTGGAGCAGTTGCGGATCGAGCAGGTCGGATTCGTGGTTGTGCCCCGGACGTGTGGCGATCACTGGGCCCAGCTGCTGGCCGGCGACTTCACGGCGCCGCTGGCCGATGAGCTGCCGCCCCGCCCGGCCCGGGGGCTCGACCATGAGGGGGCCGTGGATCTGCGGGACGCTCGCGGCGATCTGATCGCCTACGCGTCCGGGCTGTTGGACCTGATGCCGGAGCTGGCGGCGGAAGCCGCGGTCTGATCTTCCCTGCGGCGCTGACTGTAGATTGTTTCTCGACAGTGCCGCGGGGAAGGGATTGGAACGTTGAAGGTGACGAGAGCGCAGTTGAAGGCGAAGGCACGCGAGGTTGCGGAGCAGCTGATCGGTGACGAGCCGCTGACGATGTCGCCCACCGTCGGTCTCAAGGAGATCGGCCGAATGTTCGGTGCGGCGGGACACACGCCCTACCAGTGGAAGAACCGCGGGGTGTTGCCGGAGGCGGATGCGCCGCTGAGTGGCAACCCGGCCTGGCGGCTCCCGACGATCTACCAATTCGCCGAGGACACCGGCCGGACGATCGTCTGGGACCCCTGGGGTCTCTACGCGCCGTCCGGCGAGGCCGAGGGCGGCAGTGGGGTCGCGGCAGTCGAGGACGCGGACGAGGCCCCAGTGGAGGCTGACTCATAGCTATGCGGTCACAGACAACCATTGCGACCCCTCATCTCGGGTGTAGGGTGCCGAGATACGTCTCGGCCCCGCCAGGCGGTCATCTGGCGGGGCCGGTGGAGACGCGCCCAATCGGAATCAGGGTCGCCGGGCCATCGTACGCCAGCACGGCGTGTGGTGCCCTGCGGCGGTACACAGGAAGGTCGCCGTGGATGGTCGACCGATGGACAGTCGAGCGTGCCGTCAAACGAGAGGACTGTGGCCTCGAACCACCCGGCCGCCAGTTGGTGCTGACCCTGCTCACCTGGACGGATCACGACACCGCCAAGATCCCCGAGCGGTACACCCCCAGCCTCACCGCCCTCCAGGGGGCGACCGGGCTGGCCCGCTCCACGATCGCTGACTGGCTGAACAAGCTGGAGGACCGGTGGGTCGTGCGGAAGCGGCCCACCGTGACCGATGCGCGCCGGAAGAAGTCGCGCACCGTCTACCAGATGCAGGTGCCGCCCGATGTGCTCGAGCGGATGATCGCGGACGGCACCGCTAGTCCGGCAGCCGGACCAGCGCGCCGCGACTCGAAGCGGCCGGCTGGTCCGACGCGCGGACCAGCTAGGGCAGGGGCCGTGATTTCTGGTCCGGGACGCGGACCAGAAAGTGACTGGGATGGTCCGACTGCCGAACTAGAACTGGTCCGCCTCCCGGACCGAGTTGGTCCGCCAACCGGACGCAGACCATACAGAGAACAAGAAAACGGTGTTGGCCGCTCCAGCCGGATCGGTCACCCGTACATCGAAGGGCCCAACGGGACCTGCGCGCGGCCCGGCTGCACCAAAAGCGCCCCGCTGCACGACCGGCACCTCGCGGCCGTGCCGAACCAGGAAAGGAGGGGAGCGGGATGACTGCCGCAGCACAACCGGAGATCGCACAGTGCGAGAACTGCGGCGGCCTCCTGAAGCCCGCTGGAGACGACTGGAGGCACCAGGACGACACGGGATGCACCGACCTATGGGTACCCGTTCACTGTGTCCATTGTGGCCTTCCGGCCGCCGTTGGGTGCCTCGCCTGCGGGCAGTGCACGGGCGTCTTCTTTTGCCCGTGACATGTGCGGTCTCAGTCGCTAACTGCGACCGCCCAGCAATGCGTATCGTTCACGTGGAAAGGGACGAAAGTTGAAGACACGATTCATGCCAGCAACCCGCACCAAGGCGAAAGCCAGGATCGCCCTGGCCGGGCCGTCCGGTGCGGGCAAGACCTTGACCGGGTTGAAGCTGCTGTACGCCCTCACCGGCGCCGTGACCGTCGCTGACGGCATGCAGCGCATTGCCTTCATCGACACCGAGCGGGACTCGGCGGACAAGTACGCCGCCAACCTCGGCTTGCCCGGCGTCGGCGAAATGACCCCCGACGAGGCCGGTGGCTACGGATTCGCGAAGGTCTCCCCGGTGAAGTACGACCCTCGGCAGCTGGTCGAATTCATCGACGAGGCCGCCGACGGCGGGTTCCCGGCGCTGATGGTGGACAGCCTCTCGCACTACTGGTTCGGGCCGGGCGGCATGTTGGAGCTCGTCGACCAGTTCGCGCGCCTGCACGGCGGTCGCTCGATGGATGGCTGGAGGGATGCCCGTCCGGTCGAACGGGCTTACATCGAGGCCTTGATGGCGTTCCCTGGCCATGTCGTGGTGTGCATGCGCTCCAAGCAGCGATACGAGCTGGTGGAAGGCAGCGACGGGCGATCGAAGGTGGCCAAGCTCGGGATGCAGCCCGACCAACGCGACGGCCTTGAGTTTGAATTCGACCTGGTCGGCGACATCGACATGGAGCACTACTTGCGGGTCACGAAGTCACGGTGTGACGGGCTCGCCGACCGGGTGTTCCACAAGCCGGGGTACGAACTGGCCGGCGAGATCACGGACTGGCTGGAGAACGGCGAGCCGCCAAGGGAAGTCGACTGGGACAAGGCTCTGGCTGCGGCGTCGTCGCGGGAGGACCTCGCGATTCTCTGGCAGCGGGCACAACGGCTCGGCAAAACGCAGAGGATGCGCTCGGCGTTCAATGCGCGTGGCGCCGAGATCGCAGCGGCGCGTTCTCTGGAGACGGTGCCGCTCGACAGCTCCAGCGCAGACGAGGCCCGCGTGCAGGCTGGTGCTGCATGAGCAACGTGCAGCAGGCCGGCGTGCGCGCGGCGGTGCTCAAGGTGCTCGCCGAGCTGGTGAAGGGCGCCTACGAAGAGGCGCGAGCCGAGGCGGACGGTGAGCTGGCCGACCTGAACGGCTCGCTGGGTGTGGCCACCGTTGAGCTGAAGCTGCCGACCGGCGACACGATTGCGCAGCTCACCCAGTCGCAGAGCAAGCAGAAGGTCGACGTCGACGAGCGGCAGCTGCTCGCGTACTGCAAACGGGAGTATCCGACGGAGGTCGAGACCGTGGAGTCGGTGCGCCCGGCGTTCCGGAAGGCACTGCTGGGCCGTCTCGAGGTCGTCGACGGCAAGGCGGCCGATCCGCGGACCGGGGTGGTCCTGGAGTTCGTGACGGTGACTCCGCCTGGGCCGGGCGGAACGACGCTGACGTTCAAGACGGCAGGCCGCGATCGGGTGGCAGCGGCATACCGCGAAGGCGTCCTTACCCTGCCGGACCTGCTGGCGTTGCCGGCGGCTGAGCACTGATGGACGGCGCGGGGCCGGCGTGTGCCCGGCCCCGCGCCCCGTCCGGGGGAGCGGCTGATGCTCGTGGACCAGGACCTGATGCATGACGGGCGTCTGGACATCGCGCTGTTCACCGCGGCGGTACGTGACGGCCGACCGGTCGGCACATGCGCCTGCGCTGGTGCGCTGTGGGGCTCGGTCGACCGGGGCCGCGGGCTGGTGTGGCTGACGATCCGGTGCGGCTCATGCAGCGCGGAGCGCACCTCGCCGGACGGCCGACTCGCGCGGCCGGTGAAGGAGCCGGGTACGGCGCGGCCGGTGAGGTCCCCGCGGCGCCAACGGCAAACGCGCTGGCTCGATGCCGAAGCGGCAGAGCTGGAGGCCCGACGCTTCCCCGGAAGTGGCGCGGTCTGAAGGCGGGTGACCAGCTCAGCGGACTACGCAGTTGCGTTCCAGCGGCCCACCGGGCCAGCCGGTGGGCCGCTGTTCCATGACAGTACGAGAGGAAACCAGGTGAAAACTCTGTTCGACATCGCATCGGCCGGCAACCGGCCGGTGCGTCCAGCCCTGGTCGGCTCGGCCGGACCCGAACCGGCCCATGGGCCAGAACCGACCAACGCGGCCGCGGCTGCGGCAACGAAGTAGGCAATGGTGAACGTTCACGTGGAGAAGACATCGTTGCCGGAAACGCCACAGCGCCCGACCACTCTGTCCTGGGTCGTTGCCTGGACGGCGATGGTGATCGGCATTGCCGCCTCGCTGGCGGCAAACGTCGCACACGCCACCCCCACGGTGGCCGGCAGAACGATCGCCGGGTGGGCGCCGGTGGCGCTGCTGCTGGTCGTCGAGGTCCTGGCTCACACGCCGCGGCCGCGGTTCTGGGTGCTCGCCTGGGCCCGCTACCTGGGCACCGCCATCGTTGCCGGTGTTGCCGCAACGGCAAGCTACCGCCACATGCGCGGCCTGGCGCTCCAGGCGGGGGAGGACTGGCTGACGGCGAGCACGCTGCCGCTGTCCGCGGACGGGCTCATCCTCGTGGCGTCGGTGAGCTTGATGGCCTTGGCGTACGAACGGCGTGCGGCAATGGCTGCCGAGGAGGCGGCACGGCCAGCGCCGATGCCGATGCCGCTCGCTGTCTCGGCAATGCCACAGCCGGATCCAGTGCCGTTGCCGCCGGAGGCGGCGGTTGACCCGGCGCGGGAAGCGGCAGCGGCAGTGCCGGGGGATGCCGGGCCGGTGCCGTTGCCGGAAGCGGCAGCGGCAGTGCCGGCGGATGCCGACCCGGTGCCGTTGCCGGCGATGCCGGACCCGGTGCCGTTGCCGTTGCCGTTGCCGTGGAAGTCGGATGCCCCGCTGCCGGACGCCCTTGCGGCTGGACTAGACCGATTTCCCGATGAGACGCGCCGTCGCTTCGAGCGCGCCTATCGCATAGCCCTTGCAGCGGACGCGGCCGGACACCCTCTTACCGGGGCTGAACTGGGGGCCCAATGCGAGCGGGGCGAGCGATGGGGGCGAGACCGGCTAAGCGAAGTTCGTACAACAGTTCGAGGACGTGTCCTATCGGGCGTGTCGTAACCGCCAGTCACGGGCTGCGAATTTAGCAATGCCGCAGCACCCGCTGGCGGCATAGGGGGTCGCAATGCTTCAATGAGACCGCACAGGGCACGATCGGTGTCCTGTGCAGGACATGGTCCGGTGGCTGTCGGGGGACGCTCACTGGCCGGTCCGCCGCTGTGCGCCGCAGCGCGCACAGAACGAGGGCTCAAGGTGCCGAAGGGGGGCACCTTGAGCCCTCGCTTGCATTCATGACTTTGGTTGTCATCTGGCAAACGTGTGCGCGTTGCCTGCTGGTATGGCGTTTTCGTCACGTTCGGGAGCTCGCCGAGACCCCCGCGGCGCGGCGATCTGGTCTGTGAAGGTTCTTTTCCACTTGTGGGAACGTGCTCATTGTGCTGTGGGGTCCACATCGCGGGATGGCACAACTGTGCCGGTCGCGCACACGTCGCTGTATGTAGAGGGAAACAGTAGAGGACTGTTACCGTATAGCTCGCGCCTGTTGGGGTCGGGTGCACGTGCATGTGCATGGGAGTCGGAACAGTTGAACGTGGAGAACAAGGGTGCGTCCTTACGGATATGACAAAGAAGACGAGATCGTTGACGAGGAGGCGGCGATTATTCGTGAACTCGCGCGCCGCCTGCTTCAGGAGAAGGAGAGCATGCGGTCCTGCGTGGCCGACCTACGCGACCGAGGCGTGCTGACCTCGGCCGGCAATCAATGGACCCAGAATTCGATGAAGCGGATCATGGTGAACCCGCGGCTGGCCGGACGAAAGATCCAACGCGGAGAGGTGGTGCCGGCTCCGTGGAAGCCGATCCTCGACATCGCCGATCACGAGGCACTGGTCGCTCTGCTGGACGATCCAAGCCGTAAGCAGGGGCCCAGCTCGAAGGATCCGAAGTATCTGCTGTCCGGCGGCAAACTTGCGTGTGGGCGCGAGCTGCCTGATTCGGACGGCGATGGAACGCACCTTTGTGGGAAGACCCTCTACACCCAGCCCAGTTCCGCGGGGACCCGCGGATATGTGTGCCGCAAGGCCAGCCCGAGCTACGGGTGCGGGCGGCTGCGGATCGCGGCCGGCCCTCTGGAGGAGGAAGTGACCACGCGGGTGCTCGCACGCCTCGCTTCGCCGAAGGTCCGGGAACGCCTGGCTACGGCCGTGGGTGTGGCTGCCGGCGGCAAGGAAAGCGTGGAGGAGGCCATCACGGCCATCAAGGGCCGCGTGAGCGAGGCCCGCGAGGAGTACGTGACGCGCGGCATCAGTATGGCCACCCTCAAGGCCATCGAGAACCGCGCGAATACGGAGATCCAACAGCTCAATGAACAGCTGGAGCAGCAGAGGCGGCTCAAGGAGTTGCCGGCGACGACGGCGGACGGCCTCGCGGAGTGGTGGGTCGACGCCCCGCTGGAACGCCGTCGTGATTTGATCGGTCTGGTCCTGGACAAGGTGATCGTGAAACCTGCCTCTGTGCGCGGGTCGAGCGGCCTGGACAAGGACCGGCTGGAATTCGTGTGGAAATAGCGCTAAGTACCCGGAAAGGCGCTACCTGTTAGCGGATTCGGCCCTGGCGGCGCAACCGTCTGTTTGTGTCGGGATCGTGACCGACTGGGCCGATTGCCGTACCCGTCCGGTTTGCTAGACGATCTTGCAGTCTGGATTCAGTCAAGATGTGTGGGCGGCCCTCTCTATGGGGAGTGTGGGGTCGCAATGCTTCTGTACGATCATCGAGCACGCACGCGCGGGGGAATGCGCAGCAGCCGGGAGTTGCCGTAGTGGGACGGGATCGGGATCGGGAAATCGAGGTGCTCAACCTCTCGCGCCGCATTGCCGCCGAGGTGGAGTCAGGATCAGTGGATGAGGTCGAGATGAGTGACGAGCAGTTGAAGGAGGTCGCGGAAGTGTTGTGCGCCGGGCTGGGCCCAGTTGTCCGCCTGGTGGCGCCCACCGCGATGGCGGTAGGTGCTGTCGTACACCAAGTGTCCACTGTGCTAAGTCCGGTGGGCACAATCGCCTCGGCTCTGGCCAGCTAAAATGCGTCGCTACTGTATATAAAATATAGACGCAAGATCGTTTCTCTCATAGAATGAAGTTGTACGAAATGCTCCGTACAGCTCACGTGGAGGAACGAGAAATGGCAGTCAAGAAGCCGGTCCTGCGCACCATCCCGGTCGCCCGCATCGAGCGGGACCCGGACCAGCCGCGCGAGGAGTTCGACGAGCTGAAGCTGGCCGAACTGGCCGTGTCGATGCGGAAGAACGGCCAGCTCCAGCCCATCGCGGTGCGCAAGACGGACCGGTCCGGCCATTACATGGTCGTCGTCGGTGAGCGCCGGTGGCGTGCCTCCCAGATGCCCGACGAGGACATCACGCGCCTGACCAAGATCCCGGCCGAGGACTTGGCGCCGACACTCGCTGAACTGCACGCGATGGTGTGGGACCTGGACGCGGACGCCGCATTCGTCGCGCAGGTCGCCGAGAACGTGAACCGCGTCGACATGAACCACATGGAGGAAGCCAAGGCCTACGCCCGCCTCAAGGAGAAGGGCTGGGAGGTCGTCGACATCGCGGAGCTCTACGGCAAGAGCGCCCCGTACGTCGGGTGGCGGATCGACCTGCTCGGCTTGGTGCCTGAGCTGCAGGAGCTGGTCGCCAAGGGGCAGCTGGGTGTCAACGCGGCCTGGTACGTGCACCGGCTCTCGCCGGACCAGCAGCGCGTGTTCCTGAAGAAGTTCGCCCGCGGCGACTTCTCCAGCGCCAGCGACGCTGAGGCGTACGCGAAAGCCTGCAGGGAGGTCGAGATGCAGGAGTCCTTCTTCGAGCTGGACGAGTCGGCTCACTCCGAGGAGGAGCAGGAGAAGATCCGCACCGAACGCAAGAAGGTGGTCGGCAAGATCGACCAGCTGGCCAAGGCCGGCGAAATCTTGCAGGAACTCGGCGCGATGGAGGTGGAGGACCTCGCGCGCCTGCTCGCCGGCGCCGAGGGAGGCATCGGCGCCTACGAGCAGCGCATCGCGCACCTCACGGGCGCGGCCCGCAAGCTGAGCACCAACCTGCGTAGGGCCAAGGCGCTGGCGGCCGCTGTGACCGTGGACCTGAACCCTGAGGCGATCGTCGTCGAGGTCCCCACCGAGCTGGTCGACCTGACGCCGGTGCCCGAGACCGTCTGATGATCTGACGCGGCGCCCCGCACCAGACTGGTGCGGGGCGCCGCCCGTTTGTGCGGTCTGAGGTGTAGGGCCGCAATGCCATTGTGTAGTAGCGTGCCTCAGCGTGAGGCGCGTGAATGCCAGGCGCCCGTCGTGAACCGGGTCGAGGGTGCCGACGGGTTGCCGGACTGTGGGGTATGCCGGCGGTCGACGGTGCGTGTGCGTCGGGGTGAGGGCGGAGTGCCGGTTCTGCTCTGCCTCGCCTGTGACGGCGGCCCGCTCGTCGACAAGGCGCGTGCAGCCCTCACCGACGAGCAGCGTCGGGCGCTGAACCTGTGAAAGGGGGAAGCGTGTTTGAGAAGCCACAACGCAGCAAGTGCGGCTGTGGGGAGCCAGTGTTGTTCATCAGCTCCGGACCATGGCGGCACCTGGTCCTGGACGGCGAGCCGCATCCGGCCGGGATTATCCAGGTGATGCGGCAGCGAGGCCGATGGCGCGCGCAGCGGCTGGCCGGCGATGACTTGGCCCGGTATCGAGGCCAGCGGTACATCGATCACCACCTGACGTGCCTCGGCTCAACGCGCGTTTCTGCAGGCGCTTGACATGTAGGGTCTCATTTGCTTGGCGACGCATCAATCTGTAGAATAAGTGTATACACCTGTGCTGCATCAGTCGCGAAGTGGCCGGACGGGGCGCGGTCCCCGCGCAAGCGGTGCTCTGACGGTCTGACTAACGGCGCGCGGTGTCCGTGGAGATGCACCAACGGAAGGAGGCCCACAGTGGCCACGAGATGTAGGGTCGCAGTCGCATGGCTGCGGCATACACCACAGGAGGACGGAAGCCGGTGACCGAACAGCAAGAAGCTGAAGTCGGCTGGATCCGGGCGCAGCTGCCCAGCTACGACCAGACCCGCGCCCTCGCCACCGCGGCGCTCGCCCGCGTCGGCGTCGAGATCGGGGCGCACCTGAGCCCCACCGCGGTCCGGGCCCTCGCCATGGCCGTGGTCGACGCGATTGATCACCCGGCCCGGCTCCGCGGCGTCGACCACGCGCTTCGCGAAGCCGACGAGGCGGCCCAGGCCATCCAGCAGCGAGTCATCGCCCCGCTGCTCGGCCGGACCGACTCCGACGCCCTCGGCAGACTCGCTGTACACCGCACGTACCTCGACGGCATCCAGCACGTCCGCGCGCAGCAGCAGCAGCTGCTGATGCACAACGCCCGCACGTGGCTCGGCATCGAGGTCGTCCCGCTGGAAGCGCCCGACATCGTGCCGCTGCCCGACGCGTCCGAGCTTGTCGCCGGGCGGGTACGCGTCGAACGCCGGGCGGGCACCGCATGAGCCGGCCGAAGTGGCCGGCCCCGTGGGCTGGAGGCGGCCGGTGAAGCGGCGCGCTGCCCGCCGAACCGCGGACGTCGACACGGCACGGAGGCTGCGGGTGCAGCGAATCAGGATGGTGTGCCGACGCCGGTGGCAGCCCCGCCACCGCATCGAAAGGAGAAACAGGTGACGACCCAGTTCGTCGATGTTGGTGGCGACGGCGAGTTCGTCATTGCCCCCCGAGTCACAGCCCGGGCCGTGCTGCCCCTGCCGCCGCTGCGGGCCGGCGGCGACCCGGTGGAACTCGACCTGCTCTACGTCAGCGGCCCACCAGCGGTCGTCGCCGCGGCCGTCGACCGGCTCGGCGACTACCTCGCTGAGGTCATGCCGGGCATCGTGGGCTTCTTCCGGCAGCACGCCGGCGAACCCACCTCCGCCCCACGGGAGGGCGAATGATCCTCTACACGAGCCGCTACCAGCGATTCCGGCCCAGTCAGGGGGCACCGGTCCGCACCACGGTCGGGTTTCCCCAGTTCAAGCTGGCGTACGAGCTGGCTGGGCACGCACAGCTGATCTCCCCGACCTGGCAGATGGTGAGGCTCGGTAACGAGGCGTTCTACCGGGAGCAGTACATGGGGATGCTCGACGCGCGAGGCCTCGACGCCATCGAGGACGAGCTGCTGGAGATCTCGGACAGAGCGGGGGCTGACCGCCTGGTCCTGCTCTGCTTCTGCGACCTCTCGAAGCCGGACGGCTGGTGCCATCGGCGGATGTTCGCCGAGTGGTGGGAGCGAGAGACCCGCGGAGAGGAAGAGGTACTGGAGCTCGCGGAGCAGCCGCATCCCGGGCTGTTCTAGAGCACATAAGTAGCAGAGAAGGGCGGTCGGCGGTATGCCGGCCGCCCTTCGGCGTGCACGCGATATCAGGGTTGGCGCTGGACGATACCCGTCGCGAACCATGCGACCAGTGTGGTGGCGAGGTGAACCGCGGCGCGTGCTTCGGCCTCCGTCTCTAGCCGGGTGGGAAGTTGCCCTCCGTGCCGCGAGGTCTGCCCTTTCCACAGCACGGTCATCATGGCGAAGGCCGTCTCGACGCCAGCGGAGGTTCCGGGGTCTCCGATGCTGGCCGTGAATCGATGCGGTGCGTTCCGGAACTCACCGAGCATGGAGCCGAGGGTGGCCGTGCCATGGTTGGGCTGAACGATTGAGTGCGCTGCCGCCTCGACGGCCTTGATGGCGTCGCTGTACGCCCGCGGTGCGTCCGGATGCAGTCCGTTCAGGGCGGCCCACGCCGAGAGCAGGAAGTCCGAGGCCGATCCGGACGCGGGCATCTGGTCGACGGCAGTGCTTGCATCCGTGAGCGCGATCTCGCTGGCCGGCTCTGTACGGCGTACGAGACGGCGTCCGTCCTCGGAGATGCGGTAGATCAGCCTGGCGTCGTCGAGGTGCTGTTGTAGGTCTCTCCGGTGATCGCGCTTCACTGCGTTCATCGCAGCGATCATCTGGATCGGGAGCGGGTCGGCACGATTCGGACCCGGGCCGAGGACCGGGAGCAGGTCCAGGAAAGCGTCGACCACGTCAGGCAGTCCCCTGTCGGGCACCGAGTTGGCCAGCGCGTAGCGGACCCAGTCATGATGGTCGAGCGGTTCCAGGAACTCGTCGTCGCCGTCTTTTTCGGGATCCCATTCCAGCCGGATGGCCAAACGTACGGGAACGCGATCGAGGTCCCGGCTGTTGATGTCTCGGCCAGCAAGGATGATCCACTGCCGTAGCTCAGCGGCCAGGGCGGGAGAGACTCTCGGGTGCCACTGCTGGTTCCCGCTTCGGCGAGCGGACAGCGGCCGCCACAGTTCAGACGTCGACACGCTGGAGACGTTAGCGCTCGGGATCATCATCTCGCCCCGGAGATTCGGCCGTTACCCAGGTAGCAGCGTGAGTCACAGAGGTACATCAAGAGACACAATGAAGCACGCATAGACATAGGCTGAGCAGCGGCGATAGACTTTGCGCAGGTCAACGGCTCGATGGGTGAGGGGTTCGAGTCCCCTCAGCTCCACGAGAGCGATGGGCGATCTGTGTTCGCGGAAAGCGCGAACCGGGTCGCCCTCGTCATATCTACTCCGTGGGCCGAGCCCCCGGAAACCCCGCGTCACGGTGGGCTCTGTAGGCGTTCTCGCTCCGCTTACCCCGGTTGTGGTCGCCGTGTGTGTTCTGGTTCGGCTTACCCCGGTTGTGGTCGCCGTGTGTGTTCTGGTTCGGCCTACCCCGGCTGTGGTCGCCGTGTGCGTTTAGGTTCGGCTTACCCCACCTTGGTTGTCGCGGTGTGCGAGCAGGTTTCGCCGACCCGGCTGTTTCGCTTAGCCCGGGTGTTGTCGCGGTTTGTGTTCTGGGTTCGGCATTAGGTGGGCCGGGTTTGAGTGCCGATTGTGTACGACGGGCGCGCTCGGCGGCCGTGCACGAGGCTTGGGACCCGTGCCGTTACGGGGGGAACGGCACGGGCCGGGCGTAACGATAACCGTCTTTTCGGACAGAAGCGAGGGTTTGTTGGCGATCTAGAGGAATCGCACAGGAAAGCGCTTTTCGTCGAGAGGGTCCGGCCGGCGTCAGGCGCCCAGGTGGCGGCGGCTGATCAGGGCCTGCAGCTGCGCCACCAGATCGCGCGGGGTGATCGGCTTCGACAGGTAGCCGTCGGCGCCCGCGCTCAGGCCGGCCTTCACGTCGTAGGCGTGGTTGTTGCCGGAGACCATCAGGATCGCCATGTCGCGGGTCGCCGGGGTGCTGCGGGCAAGCTGGCACAGCTCCATGCCGTTCATGGCCGGCATCCGTACGTCGGTGATCATGCCGACCGGCTTGGCGACGGTGAGGATGCGGGCCGCGGTGTTCCCGTCCTTGGCGCCGAGCGCGCGGTACCCCGCCGACTCGAGGGTCACGGTGAGCAGATCGCGGGCGTCGGAGTCGTCGTCGGCGATCAGGATCAGGTTCTGGTTCAT